TCCCGGCCCAGTTGCGAGGCTTGGCGTTCCAAGGCGGCGAGCGAGCCGGTCACGTAGCGGATGGCCTGCGCGACCTCATTGGGACTGTCGTCGTTGAAGCCACGCTGGAAGTACGCCCACGACAGCCCTGCCTCTTCGATCTGTCGGCGCAGTTCGCTGGCCCCACCCGCGGCATCGACGAAGGCCTGCCGCTGCTGGCGCAGCGCCGCCTGTTGGGCGCGGGCGTTCTGCCACGCACTGTACGCGGCGGTGAGCCCCCCAATGGCGACTGACGCTCCGAGCGTCGGCCCGGCCAGGCCCAACGAGAGCCCGGTCGCCAGCCCGCCTCCCGCCCCGAGGGCGCCCCCGAGGAACGGGTTGCTCGTCATGCCGCCCAGCGCCATCCCCGTCTGCGCCGACGCGAGCGCCGACGCGAGGCCCCGCCCGCGGCCACTGAGCACGCGCTGCCCTTGCGCGTTGGTCGTCATCAGGCTCGGGAAGGCGCCCGACAACGCCTCGATCAGCTGCGAGGACGCATCCGCCGCCGCGAACGCGGTGCCGATGCCGCGCGTCACGTTGCCCATTGCCGGGCCGGCAATCTGCGCCAGCTGCGCGAAGGCCTGCGCCACGTTTCGCACCTCAAGCGCGAGGTTGCGTGTCTCCTGCGTGGTTTTGCGAATGGCCGGCTGGATGGCCGGCGCCAGGCCGATCAGCATGCCCGCGGTGGGATTCGTGCTCGGCAGCATGCCCGGGATGGCCGCCGTCTGACTCGTGACGGCCCGATTGAGCCCGACAAAGCCCGGGCCTGGCGTCGACGCGATCGGCAGCGTGTTGAGCGCGCGCCCCATCTCGCGGAAGGCCGCGCTGGTCTGGTCGGCGGCACGCCGCGCCGTGATGAGCCGCTGCGCGACCGCTTCGATGTTGTCGGAGGCGATCCGCTTGCCGGCGGCAGCAATTTGCAGGAGTTGATCGGCGAGGCGCTTGCCATCGGCGACCGTCTTCGCGCCGGTCAGCTCCGCGATTTCCTCATTCCACTTCTGGATCGCGGCGAGCTGCTCCTTGGTCGGGGCCGTCCGGGCAGCCGGGGCCGCGGGCGCGCCCCCATGACTCGGCACCAGGGCCATCGGCAGGAGATGCGACGCCTGCGGGCGCAACGTGGCCGGGCTCACCCCGCTGGTATTGCCGACCAGGGGCGCGACCTGCGACACCGCCAGGTTGGACAGACGGATGGGTGCGGCCCCTAGTTCGGCGAGCGAGCGCAGATACCACGGCAGCCGGTTGATCAGCCCCTCGATCGACTGTTCGATGTCCCGGCCCGCGCGCGCCATGTCGGCGGCGATGATGTCGGCGACCTCGCCCGGCCGTGCGTTGCGGATGCGCTCGAGGGAGTCGGCGACCTTGCCGAGCGCGCCGGCCAGCGTGGTCGTCTCATTGCCGGCCGAGAACGCCTTCGCGCCGATGTCGCCAAACGCGGTCGCGATGCGTCCGGCCTGCTCGAGGACGGTCAGCTGCTGCGTCCCCAGCTTGTCCGCGGCCTCCTTCGCGCGCTCCATCGCGATGGTGACGAAGGCCTGCTTCTTCTCTTGGTCGGTGAGCTTGTCCGCGCTCTTGCCGAGCCGGTCGGCGTAGATCTCGTACGCTTCTGAGAGCTTAAGCGTAACTCCCAGGTTATCTAATACCTCTATACTTCCCCTCCCAATCGCGCCAATCAAGGCGTCGATCGCGGCCGTCGCGTCGACGCCGACGGCACGCCCCAGCGTCGTCGCCACGCCTGCGAGGTCGTCCATCCTCACGCCGAGCGCCGTGAGATTGAGCTGGCTGGCCTGGTTGGCCTGCCGCATCAGGTCGATCTCGCTGACGAGCCCACGCGTCGCACTGCGCATGGCCTCGAGCGTCACCCTGGCATTGGCCGCGCCGCCCTGCAGTTTCTCGAAGGACTGCGACAACGGCCCGAGCTTCGCGCCCTGCTCGGCCATGTCGCGCAGGCCAGAGCCGATGGCCGTAATCGCGGCGAGGCCGGCGCCAGCCCCCAGTCCAACGCCGAGCCCCGCCGCCAGGGCGCCCGCCCCACTCTTGAGCGACGCGCCGATCCCGCTACTCGCCTGCCCGAGTTGCTGCGCCGAACTGGTCGCCGCCTTCTGCTGCGCATCGAGCGCGCGCAGCTCGTTGGCGATCTTCTGGATGTTGGCCGGCACCTCGGCGCCCATACGGGCGGCCTTCTGGATGTAGTCGTCGAGGCCGCGCTGCGCGGACTTCAGTTCGCTATCAGAAAGGCGCGCCGCGCCGCCGATCCGCTCGATGCCGCGGGCGATGCGCTGCGCCTGCCCCTCGATGCGCGACCCATCGAACTTGCTGCCGACCGCCTGGAGTTGCCGCGCCGCGCCCTGCGCCTGCTCGCCGACCTTGCGAAACTCCGTCGAGGCCTGCTGCGTGGCGCGTCGCAGGTCGGAGACATCGCCCGTAAAGGTCGCTTTGATGGGCATGGCGTCAGCGTCGTTTCAGGGCGCTCATGCGCTCGTGTTGTTTGCGGTCGTGCTCGTCACGATGCAACTCGTCGAGCGTGATCCACACCCACGTAATTGGCCACGCGTCTACGTCGTGCGGCGCGAGGCCTTGGAGGGCGCGGGCGATGCGGACACAGGTGCGTTGCCAGGCGTAGGGTCGGGCGGTGTCCCGTCACCACCGGGACGGTAGATGTGCTGCAAGAGGTCCGCGTACTGCTGCTGCAGCCCGACGTAGTACGTACTCACCAGATGCACCATCGCCAGCCGCACCGGCTCGCGCAGGTCTTCGATCGCTTCCCGTGAGACGTCGAGGCCGAGGTCCCACGCCTGGATCGACAGCTCCAACACCCGCGTGTCCTGATCGAAGGGCACCTCCCCTGGCTTGACCGTCTTCAACGCATTCCAGACTTTGGCCGGCGGATCTTTCAGGATCTCGATCCAGTACGACGTCCCGAGGATCTCGAACTCGAGGCGCTCCACGTCGGTCGCATTCGCGACCCCTTTTACGGGCATGCCAGAACCTCATCGCGACGCACCCGCCGTGCCACGCGGGCGGGTGTCCGTAAGTGCAAGCGACCTTCAAAGACGGACCCGCCCATGACGTCATAGATGCACGTCACGCCGCCCTGCATCCGCGTCCAGACCTGCACGTGCGTCGGGGTGCCCGCCAGCGCGAGCGACGGCCGCAACGTCGCCCGCGCCGGCTCGAAGACCAGATACCGCCCCGCCTTGTCGCACCCGCGCACCTCGCCGAGCACCTGGCGGCGCAGGAACAGCGTCGCCCGCTCGCAGGTAAAGTGCAGGCTGGATCGGCCACGCCCATCGGGCCCGACAGAGATCGACGCGGCCATGCGACCCCCGACCGCGTCAGGCGATGATCGTCCGCGTCATGTCACCCGCGGCGCCGCCACTCAGCGTCACCGTGATGATCTGGTCCTGCCGCGCTTCGATCTCGAACTGCTCGAGGACGACATCGCCGACCCACTGCGGATGACCGCTGTCGTCGTACGGCGTGATCCGAATGTTGACGGTGTCGTTGCTATCGAGCGCCGTGTAGAGCAGCGTCGACGCCGGGTCGTAGATGCCTTCGGCACTGAACTGGAAGTCCGGCTTGCCGACGGCGTACTGCTTGTTGAGACTGCCCTGGCAGTCCACGCGCTGCTTCTCGCGCGACTGGTTCAGGCGGATCGCCGTGGTGCACAGCAGCCGCTCGTAGACGGCCGACTCGGACTCGCCGGCCGTGTTGATCTCGAGTGCGGCAAAATCGCCAAAGTATCCCGCCATAGGTCTGCTCCTTAGCTTTCGCTCTCGCCGTCATTCAGCACGAACGACAGCAGGTATTGCCCACCGACCGCCTGCCAGCGGTCCTCGCCGTCGGTCGGGATCGGCCGCTCGAGCACCCGCTGCCAGCGCCGCCGCCGCAGCTCCCAGCCATCGAAGACCTGCCCGAGCGCCAGCGCCATCGCCGCGTTATGCACCGCCGTCGCCGCATCCTGCAGCACGACGGCCGCGACTGACTTCAGCGGCGCGTACGTCAGCAGCAGGTACGTCAGGTCCACCGTCCCGACCGACGCGCCCTGACAGACGTTTTCATTGGCGCCATCGGCGAGCGCCATCACCGTGAACGGCGGCGGCGCCGACTGGTCGGCCATCCCCCACCACACCGAACCCGCCACCGCCGCCTGCACCGCCGGATCCGCGTTCAGCGCATCGACGAGCGCCTGGCTCGGCGTCAGGCTCACGGCGTGACCTCGAGGGCCCGCAACGACGCCGGCAGGCCGCCCTGCACCAACGCCGTCAACTGGTCGACCATGTGCGCGCGTTCGGTCATCGCGTCCCGAATCCACGGCACAAACGGCGACACACTCTTGCCGCCGACATGCTGGAAGCCCTCGGCCGCCAGGTGCCCGTGCGGGCGAATGTTGGCAATGTGGACGCGCAGCGGATCGATCTGGCGCCGTTGCCAGCCGGTCGAGAGCCGCTGTCCGCTCGTCTTCTTCCCGGCGCCCACGGGCGTCGAGGCCCGCGCCCGCGCCTCGAATCGCTGCGCCGCCTGCGCGATGATCCGCGACGTCTGTTCAGGCACGACGCGCTCGATCGTCAGCAGATCGGCGAGCGCCTGCTCGAGATTGAGCGTGACGTTCGCGTTCACACCCGCACCTCGAGACACTCGGCCACGAGCCACCGCGCCCGCTCCAGATCCGACAGCCCGAGAATCTGCAGCAGCCGATCGCCGGCCGGATGGTGGTACACGAGCCGGTCGTCCGGCAGCACGTCGCCGCGGTAGCGCATCGTCACCGTGTAGGCGCGCGCCGTCTGCGTCTGAATGCTGCCGTCGACCAGCATCTCTTGCCGCCCCGCCGTCGTAAGCACCTGCGCCGGATACCGCGCCGGCGGCACATCGGGCCAGCTCTCCTGGCCGACGCCGCCGACGTTGACGACCTGCCGCCGTTGCACCGTCACCCGATCCGCCAACTCGCCCGCGTGCGGCATCTCAGAGACCCCGCACCGCGTAGGGCCGCACGCGGACGTCAATCTCCCGCTTCCAGTCCGCCACCGCGACGCCGTCGAGGTTGCCCCAGACGCGATACGCAATCGCGCCCTTGACGCTCAGCGGGATCGTCGTCACGGTCCAGCCCGTCGCGCACGTCACCACGTACGTCCCGCACCCGCTGCCGACCCACACCCGCGCCGGGCGATAGTCGAGATCGGCCCGCCAGTCACCGAGCGGCAGATCCACGTCGGCGTCGACGTGTCGCTGGCTGACGGACAGCACCTCGGTCACCGGCAGGATTGGCAGGTCGAGGCGGCCGTTCCGGGCGGTCACCGTGCAGCGGTGGTGGCCCGGGATCAGCGCCAGGCCGTAGTGCTGCTCGAGCCACTCCCGGGCCGCGATCGCGTTGGTCTCGATCCGATGCGCTTCGTCGTCCAGCGCGATCCGCAACTCCTCGCGGATCTCCGCTTCCGTGATCGGCTCCGGGGGCGGCAGCTCCCCCTCCGCGAGGGGCAGGCGTACCGCCGTCGGGCGGTCGTGGAGCACTCCGGTCCAGTAGGGCAGCGACACTGCGCATCCTCTGCGATTCTGGCGTGGCGACGACCCGTGACACCGGCCAGGGCATCACGGGATGGGTCTGCGCCCGCACCGATTACGCGCTCTCGCCGCTGAGAATCACCTCACCAAACGCCGACGGCCGATAGACCGCCAAGGCGCCGCGCTCTTCGGCGCGAATCGCGACCAGATTCTTGATGAAGAAGTCGTCATGGCTGTTGCTCATGTCGACGCTGATGCCGCCCTTGCTGAACCACTGCGCCATCGTGCCGAAGGCACCGACGAGCGCCACGCCCATCGGGATCTGCGTCGTCACGACCACGCGCAGGCCCCACAGCGTGCGGACCTGCACCGGCGCGAACGGGTTGGCGCCGAGGTACTGGCCGCCGCCGGTCGCCTTCGTGATCACGACGTCGCCCCAGTCGGCTGGGTGCATCACCAGGCCGTCGGGCATGACGAGCGAGTTGGTCATGATGGCGACGATCTGCCGGTGGATGGCGTCGATGGCGGTCTCGCCGGTGCCGGCCTGCGTCACGTCCGGCGTGAGGCCCGGCCGGTTGCGGATGCCCAGCACGTTCTCGCCGACGCCGCTGCCGTTGAGGATCTGGTCGTCGACTTCCTGGCTGATGAAGACGCGCAGGCGGCCGTCGAGATACGACTGCAACTGCGCCACGTCGTCGAGCATCTCGTTGCTGACCGAGAGCCACGTCGCGATCTTCTTGACCCAGTCGGTGACCTGCGTGAACCGCAGGACGCTCTCGGGCTTGACGGCCGCTTCGGCCACGGGGCCGGCGTTGTTGGTCGCCAGCGATTCGACCGGGTAGATGACGTGGCCGCTGTCGGTCGAGCCCGACATGATCAGCGCGCGCACCGTCGGCGGCTGAAACAGGATCGGCAGGATGCCCGGGCGGTACTCGGGCACGAGCAGGCCCGCGCCCCCGGCCGGCGCCGTGATGCCGGTCAGCGTCTCGGCGCGCAGCTCGACGATCGGCGAGTTGAAGCGCGACCGGAACGAGCCCGCCTTGATGGCCTCGCCGATGATGCTCGCGGTGACCTGCTGCCCCCACGTCAACGCCTGCGCGGCGACCTTGCGGCCCGCGTCCTGATCCTGCCGCGTCTCGGCCGGCGGGGTCGCCTTGCGGAAGCCCTCGAGCTTCTCGCGCAGCGTCGTCTCGGCCTTGCCGGCTTTGAGGCGCGTCTCGAGCTCGTCGGCCTTCGCCAGGTGCTCGTTGACGCGGGCCCGTTCCTCGTCGGTGAGCGCGCGGTTCTCGGCGTCCGCCTTGGTGAAGAGGCCCTCGGCCTCGGCCACAGCCGCCTTCTTCTCGGTCTCGATCTGCGTCAAAAGCATGGGTCGTCTCCTGCGGCTTAGCCGCGCAGCGCCATCAGGCGCGTCTTGAGCCGCAGGTCGGCATCAGCCGACGCGCGGAATGCGGGAACGGGGGACTCGTCGCGGGCGCCCTCGAAGAGGTCGCTGTAGCGCGCAATGCGGTCGACCAGGCCGGCCTTGAGCGCGGCCGTCGCCGTCAGCACGCGGCCCGAGCCGAAGCCGGCGCGCACGTCTTCGACGGGCACCTTGCGCCCGCGCGCGACCCGCGCCGTGAACAGCTGGTATTGCGCCTCGACGCGCTCGGTCAGGGCGTAGCGGTCCTCGTCGGACAACGGCCGCAACGGGCTGCCCTCGCCCTTGTGCGTGCCCGCGGTGATCTCAGTGGCGACGACGCCGGCCTGCGCCAGCGCCGCCGACTCGTCGTAATGCACGGCGATGACGCCGATGCTGCCGACTTCCGACCCCGGCGTCGCGACGATCTCGGTCGCGCCACTCGCGAGCCAGTAGGCGGCCGAGGCCATCAGGCCATCGGCGAGCGCGATCACCGGCTTGCGCTTGGCGGCGGCGCTGATGGCCTGCGCGGCGTCCTCGACGCCAAACACCGAGCCGCCGCCGCTCTCGACGCGCAGGATGATGCGCGAGATGCTGCGGTCGGCCGCGAGCGCCTCGACCTGCGTCGCCAGGGCCTCGTAGCTGGACCAGCCGAGCATCGCGGTAAAGGCATCGCCGTGGCGGGTCAACATGCCCGTGACGGGCACGACGGCCGTGGCCGTGCTCGCCGCGAGCGGCAACGACACCTGCCGCGCCGACGGGCCCCGCGCCAGCAGGGCGGCCCGCGTCGCGAGGTAGTCATCGCGATAGACCGGCCACGCCTCAGCACTGACCGCGAGCAAGCGGTCGCGTAAGACCAGCGTGACGCTCATAGGGCCCCTTCCTCGATAGGTGCGTCGGGCTCGCTGACGACGTCGCTGGTCGTCATGTTGAGCGGCAGCGCGATCGCGTCATCGGCCGGGTGCGGGCTGCGCGGCATGTTCTGCACGGCGCGCGCCTCGTTGACCGACATCCACGGCCGCCCGACGGCGGTGTTCAGCGCGAGAACCTGCTCTTCGAAGCTGCCGCGCAGCTTCTCGCGCACGTTGAACTCGTAGTAGTACGTGCCGCGCTCGGCGAACTCGTGGATCAGGGCGGCCTCGAGCTCCTGCTCGACCATCTGGATGGTCGGCCCGAGCGCGTCCTGATAGAGCATCTTGTGTTGCTCTTTCACGTTCGAAAACGTCGCGCGCCGCAACAACCCGACGACCGGCAGCGGCATGTGATAGGCCCGCGCGATCTCCTCGTCGTGCAGTTCCCGCGCTTCCGCCAGCTGCTGCTGTTCGGCGCTGTGTCCGGCCTCGTGGTACTGCATGCCTTCATCGAGGACCGGCACCAGGCCCGCGCCCCGCGCGCCGCCGTAGACCTCGGCGAACTCCTGCCGGAAGTGCGCCCGCGCGTTCGCATCCCACTCGGGCGCCTCGAGCGGGCGATGGATGACGCCGGCAATGCGCGCGCCCTGGCGCCAGTAGTGCGCGCGGTAGGCCTGCGCAAACATCTCCTCGAGCAGCTTGCGGCGCAGCGTCTCGATCTTCGAGAGGCCCGCCACCGTGTCGCTGCCCGGGTTGGCCTCGCGCAGATGGATCACGTCGCGCGCCGGGATCTCGACCCACCCGCCGTCGTAGGTGTACAGGCCGTAGACCTCCGGGTAGAGCGTCCCGTAGGCGCTGACGCGTCCCGCCGGCAGGCGCCACAGTTCGTACGGCGGATCGTCCTCACCGCGGCGCAACTTCAGGATGTAGGCGTTGGCGTAGACACCGAAGTCGATAAGCGCATGCTCAACAAGCCGGTACTGCGTCGTATACGGGTTCGGGTAGGAGACGAGCTGCGCGACCGGGTCGGTCGTGACGCGACGGCGGTCGGTATCGCTGACGCGCTCGTAGGTGTGCAGCCCAAGCTGCGCGATGTTGCGGGCGCACGCGTCGATGACGGTGCGCAGGGCCGGCTGCGTGCGATAGAGCGTCGCGTAGCTGCCGCCGCTGCCGGTGCCGCCAAGGTGCCAGCCGTCCGGCTCCGAGAACGCGATCGGATCCTTGGACTCGGGCCAGGGGCCGCTCGCGGTGCCGGGGGCCCAGACGCCGTTGATCTGCGCACCACGCCAGGGCGCCTGGCGCGTCTCCAGACCGACGAGCGAGCCTGCGGATCGGACGATGGGCATCGTGCAGGGCTACAGCCTGCACGGCCGTGGTACAGCTGGGGAAGGGACGACTCGGCCGCGTGACGCTGTACGTCACACGGCGTCAACGCACGTCGCAGTGGCAGGGGTTACTTCGCCTTCGCGAACAACCGCGGTGAGGGCAGGCAATCGCGCGGCACCACGTGGAGCCGCTTGCCCGGCGTCTCATAGGCTTGGACCGCCTGCTTCTCGACCCACCGGTAAATCGTGCGCTTGTCGACGCCCGTCAGGCGCGCCGCTTCTTTCACGGTCACTGGCCGATCCATACGCCCTCCGTCATCCGCGTCGTGGCGGCTCATAGCTGATCTGCAGGAACAGGATGGCGTCGCGGTCAATCGTCAACTCGCCATCCAACTTCGTCGGCACGTGCCGCGTCGGGTCGAGCAGCGAGCAATCCCGCAGGATGACCCACCGGCCTCTTCGCCCCCACAACAGGCCCTCGACGGCTGCCGCCTGCCCGTCCTTGAAGTTGACGATGCAGCGCCGCCGGATGCGCGGCATCCACGCCCACTGCACGCCGGCCAGCACGAGCCCGATCACCAGGCCGACCACGCCGAGCGCCGTCGCCCACGTCTCAAGCACCACCTAGACCGCCTCCAGCCGCGCGGCCGGGTCGCTGTACCGGCTCTTCTTCTTGACCGGCTGGAGTAACGCCCGCGACAGCGCGGTGATGCCCGCGGTCAGGCCGTCGATGCGACCCCGTGACGTCCGCTTGCACGGCGCCACGTTCTCATTGGCGTCACGGCGGGCCTTCAAGTTGCTCGCGTTCCACCGCAGCACCGGGTTGTCGCTCGGATCGAGGTCATGCTCGAGCACCAGCGCCAGTGTGCGCTTCATCGGCTCGCTCAGCGTCTTCGGGCCCTGGCGCACTTCGACGACGCGCATCCCGTGGTCGTCCTTCAGCGTCTGCACAATCTCGCCCGCGCCCCACGGGTCGTAGCACACCTCTTGCAACAGCGGCCAGGCGGTCTTCTGCGCGACAATCCATTCCCGCACCACGCCCAGGTGCACGACGTTGCCCGCGGTCGCCTCGAGGTGGCCGTGCTCGACCCAGGTCGGGTACGCCACCCGATCCCGCCGACGGCGCTCCTCGAGATCCGCCTCCGGCACCCAGAACTTCGGACGCCAGACGCACCGCCCATCGGGCAGCAGCCAGACGAGCACGCCAGCCGTCAGGTCGATGCGGCTGGAGAGGTCGAGCCCGAGCCAGCACGGGACCGTCTGCAGCTCGGCGTCGGTGACCCGTGGCTGCGCCACGCAGGCGTCCCACGCGCGCAGCGGCAGGTAGCCGTCGGCGGCGCCGACCTTCTGCCCGAGATACAAGCGCCGAAACTTCACCCACTCGTACGGGTTGGCCCTGGCCTTCCGCATCTCCTTCTGCAGGAAGTCCGGATTGACCGAGATGCCATAGTTCGGATTTGCCTTGCGCCAGGTCGCCTCGAGCTCCGGATCGTCCTCGGGGTCGGCCGACGCGATGAACGCAAACCATTCCGGAATGTCGACCGTGCCCTCGAGCACCTGCGTACTGATGCGCACCTGCTGCTCGTAGACCGACTCGGCCTGCTCCCCCGCCGTCGTGATCTTGAAGTGCAACGGCTGATCGAGCGTGCCCATGCCGGACTCGACGACCTCCATCATGTCGGGCGTCTTCTGCCGGTGGATCTCATCGGCGACGGCGATGTGTGGCCGCAGGCCGTCCTGGTTGTCACTGTCGCTGCCGAGGATCTCGATCTTGCTCTCGGTCTCTTCGTTGAACAGCGTGCTCCGGAACGGCGTGATCAGCGTCTTGAGCAGCGGCGACGACGTCACGAAGCGCCGAGCCGTCCGGAAGACGATCCGTGCTTGGTCCTTCTTGGTCGCGTAGCAGAAGCCATCCGCGCCGGGCTCGCCGTCGAAGAACGTCATGTACAGCACGATGATGGCCGCGAGGGTCGACTTGCCCTGCCCGCGCGGGAGTTCCACGAACGCGTCGACGAAACGACGGAAGCCGTCCTTGGCACGTACCCAGCCGAAGAGCGAGCCGACGATAAACACTTCCCACGGCTCAAGCTCGACGGGGCGCCCAGCCCACGCGCGGCCTTTGAAGTGGCGACAGAGGCGCGCGAAGAGCACGACCTTCAAGCCGAGCCACGGCTTCCACACCAGCGCCTGCGCGTCGGCCGTCTCGAGGTCGCGCAGATGACGCGCGCAGGCGGACCGGTGCCAATGTCCCGCCGGGATGCGTCCCTCGACCACATCGCGTGCGTAGACGGTCACCGGATCGCCGCCGTCACTTGATTGCCATGAGCTGACGGAGTGCGGCGCTGTCATCGTCCTCCTTCGGCTTCGGCGCAGCGCCGAGGTCGGGTTTGGCCATCGCCGCCAGTAAGTACCGCTGGAGCAGCGACTCCTGTCGCTGCACCAGGCCGCGGTACGCGGGCAGGAGCGGGTGCGCCTTATTGACGCCCTTGTCGCTCCAGGTGAGGCCCTCGCGTTCGATGTCCTCCCACATGCACTCGGCCCTGGCCGCGATCTGGCAGAGCAGCACGAACCCCCCCACGGTGTGGAGCGTCAACGTGCCGGCGGCCATCGCCGGCCCGGCATACCGGTGCCAGTACGCCTGCTCGCCGTCCTGTGCGAGCAGATCCGTCGGCATGACGATCGCGGCCGACGTCTCCGCCTCCTCGGCGTCGGCGCGGGTCGTGGGCACGAGCGCCAGCGTCCGCTTCCCCGCGTGGCCGCTGAGGAAGTGGTGCGTCGCGCTCTTTGGCTTGCGCCCGGCGCCCTGTCGTCGTCCGCCTCGTGGCACGTTTGATTTCCCGTTTGATTACGGTTTGATTGTGTTGATTCACGCACGACGCGAGATCGCACGATGTCCGCCTGTTTTGGTCACTTTCGCCTATGAGTGCAGAACCTACGGATCAGAAACCTTTGATTTCGCGGGCGCACGCGAGAGGC